ATGACAGCAGAAGATGAGCATGTGAGCGTTACCGGCAAGGTCAAATTTTTCAACGAATCGAAGGGTTACGGATTTCTGGTGCGGGACGACGGTTCCGGGGATGTATTTGTGCACCGGACCGATTTGCGACCCAGCATCCAACTCTTCGAAGGCCAGGCCGTGACTTTCGATATCGAAAGCACCAAGCGCGGCCTGCGGGCGGTGAACATCGCGCTGGCCTGATCAGCGGCCTAATTCTTTCTGTGCTTAACCTTGCGCGCCCGCGTGGCGCAGGAGTGTGAAAAACCAAACAGCAAAAACCAGCGGAAGCGAATGGGCAGCCAGACCGGTCCGTCTCAGCCTTTCGTAAGCGAATTGAATCTGACGGCCAAGCAGCAGGAAGCAAAAGCCCAGCTAAAGGCCGGGCGTCGGCATACCTTGCTGGTTGGCGGCGCCCGCTCGGGCAAGACCACCGTGCTCGTCAACGAAATCGCCGAGCGAGCCGCCAACTTTCCCGGTTCGCGCCACGCCATTTTGCGGCTGCGTTTCAATGCCGTGCGGCCATCGATTGCGCTCGACACCCTGCCGAAAGTCTTTCGCATCGGCTTTCCGCAGCAGCCGCTGAAGCACCACCGCACCGACGGCTATTTTTCGCTCGAAAACGAGTCGGAAATCTGGTTCGGCGGGCTCGACGACATGGAGCGGGCCGAGAAGATCCTCGGCAAGGAATACGCCACGATCTTCTTCAACGAGTGCTCGCAAATTCCATATCCCTCGGTCCTGATCGCGCTGACCCGCCTGGCCCAGGTGGTGGAGGGTTTGTCGCAGGCCGCTTATTACGACCTCAATCCGACCAATAAGGGCCACTGGAGCAACATGCTGTTCGGCGACAAGCGCGATCCGGTCTCGCGTCTGCCGCTCGACGATCCGGACAATTACGCCTGGATTTTTCTCAACCCGCGCGACAATCCGCACCTGTCCAAGGATTATCTCGCCAGCCTGTCGCGGCTCCCGGAGCGGCAGCGCAAGCGGTTTTACGAGGGCGTTTATATCGATGATCTCGACGGGGCGCTGTTCAGTTACGAGATGATCGCGCGGGCGCGTGTGGCGGAGTTTCCCCCGGCGCGCCGCCGCCGCATCGTCGTCGCGGTCGATCCGTCAGGCGCCGCGAGCCGCGAGGACGAGCGCGCCGACGAGATCGGCATTGTCGTTGCCGCCAAGGGCGATGACGGCCATGCCTATGTGCTCGCCGACCGCTCGTTGCGCGACGCGCCGGCGGTGTGGGGCCGTGCCGCAGTCGAGGCCTATCACGAATTCGGCGCCGACCGGATCGTCGCCGAAGAAAACTTCGGCGGCGAGATGGTGCGTTTCGTGTTGCGCGCCGCCGACGCCAATGCGCCGGTGCACGTGATCTCCGCCTCGCGCGGCAAGGTGTTGCGCGCGGAACCGGTCTCGGCGCTCTACGAACAAGGCCTGGTGCATCACGTCGGCCGCTTCGCGGTGCTGGAAGATCAACTGTGCGCCTTCACCACGGCCGGCTATCGCGGCGAGGGCAGTCCCGACCATGCCGATGCGCTGGTCTTTGCCATCACCGAACTGATGCTCAAGGACAACGCGGCGATTATCGAATTCTACCGCCGGCAGGCCCAGGACCGGGAGCGCGACCGGCAGCAGCTGCACGTGCGTGAGGACAAGCCCGACAGCAAGCCGGCAGTCCGATTGCAGGCGCCCGCGAATATCTCGGTCGTTCACGGTCTGTCCGGTACATATTACATGGTCGATGCCGAGCACACTCTCGCGGTGAAAGAAGAGGATGTTGCGGCACTGGTCACCGCCGGTTTTGCACGCGTCGATCAGCAAAACGTTTGAACGTGACATCGAGACATGCCGCTGCGGAGCGCCATCCGCGGCGGCATGCTGCGGCCTGCTTTTCCACCTACGCGCTGTGCGCTTCGGTGGACTCGAACCCTCCGTAGCTCGCACAGCGAGCGTAGGAGGGTCGCGGGTCTGACTTAACGCATCTCCTCTTCGTCCCGCTGCGACGCCCCTTGCGGTTCCGCCTCAGTTCCGGCGGAACGCATGTCCCTCCGGACAGCGGGAACGGGGAAGGGAGCGTTAAGTCGCCGGGTCGGGGTCCCTTCGGCCACATTTCGGGACCCCGACCCATTTTTGCGCATGCCGTCTCTCGCTGCCTCGTCGTCAAACAAAGCAGAATCACATGAGCGAACCGATCCGTGGCGCGGGCCAGCCGACTTGGCCATTGTCGCCGCACAGCATCCAGGTGTCTTACGGCGCCAGCCAAAGCGCGGCCAACAATGGAATTGCGCGCGGCGCCGGCGCCGATTGGTTCGGCCCGCTCAATCCGTTGTCGCCGATCGCGCCGCCAGACGTCGCTGGCCGGCGCTTCGATTTTCCGCCGGGATATAACCTTATCACCCGCCCCCGCGCGTACGAGCCGATCGGTTTTGCCGAGCTGCGCGGTTTTGCCGACGCCTACGATCTGCTGCGGCTGGTCATCGAGACGCGCAAGGACCAGATGGAGCGGCAGTGCTGGCGCATCCGGCCGCGCGCGGCGAAGTTCAAGCGCAAGAGCACGGCGATTGACGCCGACATGGCCGCGCGCATCGCGGCAATCGAGGATTTTTTTCAAAAGCCCGACGGCGCGACGCGCTGGAAGACCTGGCTGCGGTCTTTGCTCGAAGACATGTTCGTCATCGACGCGGCGACGCTGTATTGCCGGCGCACGCGCTCGGGCCAGCTCTGCGCGCTGGCGCAGCTCGATGGCTCAACCATCAAGCGCGTGATCGATGATTGGGGCCGCACGCCGCAGCCGTATCGCAACCCTAACCCTCTCCCGCTTGCGGGGGAGGGATGGGAGGGGGAATGGGTATTCCCGCCCGCCTATCAGCAGGTGCTCAAGGGCATGCCCGCGGTCAATTACTCGGCGCGCGACATTATCTATCGGCCGCGCAACGTGCGCGCCCACCGGGTCTACGGTTATTCGCCGGTGCAGCAGGTGTTGATGACGGTCAATATCGGGCTGCGCCGCCAGCTCTGGCAGCTCGATTATTACTCCGAAGGCTCGATCCCCGACGCGCTGATCGGCGTGCCGAACGGCTGGACGCCGGACCAGATCAAGCAGTTCCAGGATTACTGGGACACCGAGTTTTCAGGTGATCTCGCCAAGCGCCGCCGCGCCAAGTTCGTACCCGGCGACACGGCTGCGAAGGTTCACCAAACGAAAGAGCCGGAGCAGAAGAACGATTTCGACGAGTGGCTCGCCCGCATTATCTGCTTTGCCTTTTCAGTGCCGCCGCAATGGGCGGTGAAGCTGATGAACCGCGCCACCGCCGACAACCAGTCGGCGCACAGCGAGGAGGAGGGCCTTGAGCCGACCAAGGAGTGGGTGAAGGATTTAATCGACGAGATCATCGGCGAAGAATTTGCCTCGCCCGATCTCGAGCTGCATTGGCTTGATGAGGACAGCGATGCCGCCCAGGCCGAAAAGGCGCTGGAAGGCCGCCTAAAGCTTGGCGCTGTCACGCTCAACGAAATGCGCGACAGCCTCGGCCTCGACCCCTTCGACAACGCCGCCGCCGACCGCCCAATGGTGCTCACCGCCACCGGCTATGTGCCGATCGAGGCCAATGCGGGCGGGCAGGGGGCGAGTGCTCCGAGCGCAAATACACGAACCGCGCCGACAGTCACGAAGCGATGTCTCGTTAAAGACTTCGATCCCGATCAGCCCCGCATGCCGGCCGGTAATCCCGACGGCGGGCAGTGGACCAGTGGGGATGACACCGGATCAAATCATTCAGCCGATTACTCTGGAGCCACGCCCGCCGATTCATCGCAATCAGACGCGCAATACGCTGCATCGGATACAGGCACGCGGACCGACGCGACGCGAGGTGTGCCATCCGACTCGCAGGCACATAGTGGTTCAGCGGAACCCCACACTGATCTGGCGAGTGATGGCTCCCCGCAACGCCCGCCCGTCAATTTGGTCGAAGAAGAAGAGCCTAACGGCATCGGCCATACCATCAGGGATCATGTTGGGAAGTCCGGTGCGGAATTATTGGGGGCGTTAGAAAGCAAGAGCTATTATGGACCGGTCTTCGATTACATCAGGTATCGAGAAGGATCATTTGACTCGATTGAAAATGCCAACGACCTTGTCAACCAAACGCTTCGCGCAAATGACGACCAAGTTGATCTCGTCGCCGGCGGACAACTTGGTAGTGCCTACGTCAAGTACCGTTTCGGCTCCGTTACCGGCTACGAAGCCTACCGGCCCGATCCCTATACTGACCCGGTTTTACGAAAAACCTACGCCGTCGGCGTTGTCATCTGGTATGATGCGAACTCGCGACGGGGTTTTCGTGTGCGTACGGCCTTCCCTATGAATACCGATTGATTTTTACGGAGAACGTCGTGAAGGCACCCCCCGAATTTTATCAGTTGGCGCAGGCATTTCAATTCGAGACTCCAACAAATGTCAAAGACGAACACGAATGGATAGCGTCAGTGCTCCGGCATCTCGATGCTCGTGGCAGGCGCGTTGTGAAGCGATACCTAACTGATTTGTTGGGGCAGAATCCCGACGAAGCCGAATTGCAAGAACTTTGGAAGTCCATGGACAGCAGCTACTACATCGTCGGGAAGCAAGGAAACGACGGAGTGCGGAATTTTCTAACGATGATTAGGGATCAAATCGAGTAAGTTCGCTTCTGCCGCTTCTTGCACACAGTTATGTTTTGTGGGTGTCCTGCTTCAACTCATTAGGGGTGTAGCAGCGGCATAAAGATGATTTCGACGAGTGGCTGGCCCGCATCATCTGCTTTGCCTTTTCGGTGCCGCCGCAATGGGCGGTCAAGCTGATGAACCGCGCGACCGCCGACAATCAATCGGCGCACAGCGAGGAGGAGGGCCTTGAGCCGACCAAGGAGTGGGTCAAGGACCTGATCGACGAGATCATCGGCGAAGAATTTGCCTCGCCGGACCTGGAGCTGCATTGGCTCGATGAGGACAGCGATGCGGCCCAGGCCGAAAAGGCGCTGGAAGGCCGCCTAAAGCTCGGCGCGGTCACGCTCAACGAAATGCGCGACAGCCTCGGCCTCGACCCCTTCGACAACGCCGCCGCCGACCGCCCGATGGTGCTCACCGCCACCGGCTACGTGCCGATCGAGGCGAACGCGGGCGGGGAGGATGGAAACGCTCAAGGCGCGAACCGACAAACCGCGCCTGTGACCGCGAAGCAATCATTTTTCAAAGACTTCGATCCCGACTAGCCGCGCATGCCGCCCGGTAATCCCGATGGCGGGCAGTGGACGACTGACGGCGCAAGCAACTTTGCGGATGACGGGAGCGACTCCGCCAATGGTGTCGGTCAGCCCAGCATTCCTGATATTCAACTTGCGGCAGCCGGAGGCCTGCGCTGCGACGGATTTGCGAGTGGGTGTCAAAGTGGTGGCAGCTATGGCGCCTCGGGAATGTACAATATCGAGGGCCACGTGCTATGCATGGATTGCGCCATTAAATTCTTTGGTCTTCAGGATGAATCGGCGCGCGAGAAAGCCCGCACTCTGGACCGCTTTCTAATAGGAAAATAACAAGATTATGTTAGATCGCAAGACGCTCATTGGTAATCTGGATGTCGGCGATATCTTTCATGCCGAATATCCAAACGGGGCAAGTTGTGTTTGCCGGGTCTTGTCGGTAAACGACGCAACCATTCACGCAAAGCGCATGACGACCCAGGAAAATCTTGAATTTGACCGACACACCGGCATTGAGAAAGTCAATGATGGCCAAGCTCAAGCTGTCATAAATTCAGTAGCCCCTCTGCCACCTGAAATTCACAATATATTCTTGGCACTCGAACGAAAATACGGAAACATACAACCCGAAGATTGGGACAACCCTGATCTGGAGCGTTTCAAATTGACGGAAGCCGAGAAGAAGGCCTTGCGTTTTGTCGGTCCACATTACTCGTCAAATCCTCTGCCGCCTGTCCCTGTCACTAGTTCTGAGTCGACCATGAAGGGCAATTGACGTGTGCGCACAGCGAGGAGGAGGGACCCAGCCTCTCAAGCGGCCCGTTCGATTCTATAGGGACGAACAAGAAGATCAGCCGGAATTTTCCACATTTCGCTGATCTTGTGAATCATATCGACCGTCAGCGCGCGTCGGCGCGCCAGAATTTCCGAGGCGCGTGATCGCGAATCCAAAAGCTCGCCTAACTCTGCCTGCGTATGCCCAAGTTCCTCAATGGCATAATTGAGCACATCTATCGGATCGAAGTTCTGGTCGACGTTGATCGGCCATCGCTTCGCTTCATAAATCTCAACGAGCGCGAGGAGCACGTCGAGCCGGTCACCTTTTTCGGTACCCTCGGGCGCACCCCAGTTGGCATCGATTTCGGCGAGCGCGGCTCGATGATCTTTTTTGGTATGGATCGGTTTGATTTCCATCAGATGATTCCTTCAGAACTGCGATATGGTCAAAACATCGATGCGATCGTACTCGGCGCGGGTGCCTATAAATTTCACGAAAGCCACTTGTCGACGGAAATCGAAAGCGACCACGAGCCGGTAGTTACCTCCTACAACTTCGAACCTGACGCGCTCCCGGTTCAGCACCTTGGATTTGGGGGCCGCTCGCTGGATATCCTCTGTTGAAGTCCAATGCGCGGCTTTGACGATTCTATACCAGCGTTCGAGAGCAACTTTCGCCTCCGGGTGCTTGCTCCAAAAAGCGACGAGCGTGTTTCGAGCAATCACTCGCATCAGAACCAAATATCATGTTCCCATTCTGGGAACAAGCCCTTTCCTGGATCGGATTGTACCGGCTGGCCAGAACGCCCGGGCTTGCCACGCAGCAATCCGGGCGGGAACCGGCGGCGATGTCCGGATTTTACTCCGCCCACACATACGCCGCAGCGACAACGCAACAAGGAATGCGCGATGGATGACATGAAAATCTTCGTTCCGATCACTAAGATCGATGCGGCGCAACGCCTGGTTTATGGCGTCGTCACCGCGGAGAAGCCGGATGTGTCCGGCGAGGTCTGCGATTACCTGAGCACCAAGCCGCATTATCAGAAGTGGTCGCAGAATTTTGCCAGCGCCACCGAGGGCAAGAGCCTCGGCAATCTGCGCGCCATGCATTCCAACGTCGCGGCCGGCAAGCTCGTCGAGATCGCGTTCAACGACGAGGCCAAGCGGATCGAGATCTGCGGCAAGGTGGTCGACGACGCCGAGTGGCAGAAGGTGGAGGAGGGGGTCTACACCGGCTTCTCCCAGGGCGGGCGTTATCTCAAGCGCTGGCCGGATCCGGAC